TCCAAGTACACGTAGTTCGCCCACACCTTGAACACAGAGGTGCTCAAGTAGGTGGAGAAGGTGCTGGTCAAATCGAAGTCGATGCGGACTTCGTGGTATTGCAACGCAATCAAAGGCAAGTACAAGCCTGGGTTGCGGTTGAAGAAGAAAATCAATGGCAAGTACACGGTGTTACCGGTCTTGGCAGTAGTCATCTTCGCCCAGTTAGCCTTCTTGGACTCATCCAAGTAAAGCTCGGAGTACAAACGCCACCAGCGTTGGTAGTGCTTGTCAATGCGTTGGCCACCGATGGACAATTCAGCGGAAGCGATCGCACGCTCAGCGACCCAGCAAGCATCGTCGCCATCAGCGGTGCTGGTGTTCGCCGCAGCGGATTGAAGTTCGACGTACATGTCGCCGACCAAATCACCGTTGCGGGCAATAGTGACGGACACGCGGCCAGAGTCGGCGGCGGTACCGTTAACAGTTTGTTCGATGTTTTCCATCGCGAAGTTGGTGTGACGCTTGTACACCGCTTGGAAGAAGGTAACCTTGGGGTTACCGGTCAAGTAGACGTCTTGAGCGCCATAAGCTACGAGTTGCATGAGACCACCGGCCATTGTGAGAGTTTTTGTACTATAGAGCAACATTTTTTTTCTGGGCGAAATCGCACCAAGTGCGAAATTTTTGATTTTGAAAATTCTCAGTCTAAGTTAAAATGTCGTCTCGTCCTGAGGATGAAGAATCTGTTGATGAAGTTGAAGATGGTGAGATTGTGTCTGAAGAAGATGAAGAAGACATTTTACTAACCGAAGATGAAGATTTTTTCCAAGAAGAAGAGGATGAAGAAGGCATGGATCTTGCTGGTCTTATGACTTCTCTCTTAGCAACTCCAGACGGGGATACTGTGTGTTCTGCTCTGGTGAATCTCTGTTATCAATTGGAAACCCAAAATAAGATATTAATTAAAATGCTTGCCAAGATGCAACCCCCAAAATCAGCTTAGAAACAAAAATCGTAATTCATTAAATACATAGAAATGGAGCACACCCATTTCATTGATAAGGAACCTAACAAGTATGAAGCTCTGACAGAGCTTCAGAAACAACACATCCAATCAATGAAAGAAGAACAAGTGCATGATGTCATTAACAAGTTTGAACAGGCGTGGTCTTTGAAAACAAATGACTTCAGAAATGCCCGTGAGTTGGGATATCGTCAATTTATTCACCCTGACAACTTCGATGAAACAGGTAATCCTATTCCAAATCAGATTGATATTTTAGCTATCAAAGGCATTCGTGATAAACAAAGTGTATATCTTACCAATTTAAAAAATCATACAAGAGACCTGAAGATTCACAAGAAGGAACCCAACGATGATGGTATAACACTCGTCAAGCGTATTAACAATATCAAGAAGCAAATAGATGATGGATATCACAATATTCGCCGTCATTACATGTCTTTTGAAAGAGTAGACAATGCAACAGCTCAACCACAATTCAGTGTTCTTGGTGATCCGACAACTCTTGATAGTGAAGCAGTTGAAAACTCAACACCATTTCAAAAATGTCTCTTGTACTCCCTGGATCAAACCTATAATTCTGGATATCGTAGATACAAAGGGCAGTGTTGTGAAGAGATCAGAACTATTGAGGGACATAGAACTCGGGCATGGCAACCAAAGTTTACAATTGAACAGTTTGTGTACTCCTTGGCTCAGAAAGATGATCTCTTTGAAATGTGGCAAAATTTTACAAGTCGTGGGAGTGTCTTTCGTGATGTGATTGATAACATGACCAAATGTATTGACGCTCAATTTCCCGAAATCACGAAGAGACGTCACGTCTGGTCATTCAGAAATGGTGTATTTGTTGGCAAGGAATGGATTCCAGATCGTGGTGTTTATGATTGCCGATTCTACCCATATGACAGTCGTGAATTTCGTTGCCTTGATCCAACTATCATCGCGTGTAAATACTTTGATCAACAATTTGACGACTTTTCCCATATTGAAAAGTGGCAAGATATCCCAACACCATTCTTTGATTCAGTTCTCAAGTATCAGAAATTTGAGGATGAGGTGTGTAATTGGGCTTATGTAATGGGTGGGCGATTGTGCTATGATGTTGGTGAACTTGATGGATGGCAAGTGATTCCATTCTTCAAGGGTATTGCCAGATCAGGTAAATCAACTCTCATTACGAAGGTATTCAAAAAGTTTTATGAAAATGAAGATGTGGGCACACTCTCAAATAACATTGAAAAGAAGTTTGGTCTATCAGCCATCAAAGACTCTTTCATGTTTATTGCTCCAGAGGTCAAAGGTGATCTCGCCCTTGAACAAGCAGAGTTTCAATCTATGGTTTCAGGAGAAGATGTATCAGTTGCCGTCAAGAATAAGACTGCGGTTTCCATTGAATGGAATGTCCCAGGAGTTTTAGGTGGTAATGAAGTCCCCAATTGGAAAGATAACTCCGGGTCAGTTCTACGTCGTATTTTGGCATGGAACTTCTCCAAGCAGGTTAGAGATGCAGATCCACAACTTGATGAAAAGTTAAATCGGGAGTTACCCATTATTCTTCTCAAATGTGTTCGGGCTTATCTTGACTATTCAAATAAATACAGAGACAAGGATATTTGGAATGTAGTTCCAGAATACTTCAAGAAGATCCAGAAGCAGGTGGCTATGGTTGCGAGTACACTACACAACTTTTTGGAGTCTACGAACATTATCTTTGGGAAGGACTTGTTCGTACCACAAAAGCTCTTCATCCAAGTATTCAATCAACACTGCCAAGCAAACAATTTGGGACGCCCCAAGTTCAATCAAGATTTCTACGCAGGTCCATTCAGTTCCCGTGACATTGAAGTCAGGGAAGAAGTGGTCACCTACAAGGGTCGTACATACCCAAGACAACCGATTATCTATGGTGTTGATGTGGTGGAAGAAAGTTTGGGGTTCAGTGAAGATTACTAAAAAAAATGATATCCAATAGTAATAATGAGCCAGCAGCTCAAAGAATTTGTGAAACAGTCTGGGGTAGAGGTCAACTCTACTCCAAGTTCTGTTTCTACAACTGCGTCAAATAACGCATTGGTTCGCGAGATTGAAGCTGATATGGGATTTCCAACACGCCTTGAAAAAAATATCATAGACAACGCCAATTATGGAGAGTTTGCGCAATTTGTGAATGTCTCAAATAGTGATAACAACATAAATAACATTATTACTGCAGCTGTTCCACCACCATCAATTGCATTTAAGGTGAGTAAGTTAAATCCGGGTATGTTCAATGCGACTGTGAATAAGAATTTTAGTTCAGAAACAAGAATTGATATAAAGAAAATTCTTCTCAAGACTCCACTTCAAAAAACACCCATTGGTGAAGGTCTTTATATAGACACCAAGGAGATCAATGGTATTTATGGTAGATTTACCACAGGTTTCTCTCACACTCGCGAATATGGTAAGAAGGGTGATATCAATAAGAAATTCTTTACAGTTCAGATAAAAGTTGTTATTTCTGATGGTGTGGAATCAAAGGGTGCTACAGTCAACTTTTACAGAAATGGTAAAATACGTTTCTCGGGTGGGTTTATTGGAGCTAATATCGCAAACCAACCAGAACTCATTCGTCGGTTCATGGTAGACACATATAGTGCACGCGAAGCTTTTCTATACAGTCCATTTGAGTACAACAATCTCAGTGGTCAGTTTAGAGTGAATGGTATTTTCAATAACATGGAAACCCTTCCTATAAAGTTATTGAGACAGTATGGAGCTTCATATGTTGAGTATAACATTGAAAGATCTCCATTCATGTACATAACATACAAGGGGTACAAATATATTTTATCCAAGAGTGGTAATATTCAAATATCCGGTGCTTCAACACCTGCCAATATGTTGTCTGCCTATGCAGATGGATCTCAATTGGCAAAAGTATTGTATGAAAAAGGTGAGATTACACTCACCGCATCTGTGCCAAATAGATTGGTAAAGGGGAAGTCTCTTAGAATACCTAAATCCAAAGTGATTTTAAGCACTAAGCAACGTGCCGCCTTAAAGATTGATGGTAAACAGTGTATGCGTATGCCCAAACCAGAACTCATAGACCTTGCAAAGAAGATGGGTGTTGTTGGCATCACTACTTCAACAAAGAAGGAGGAGATTTGTGATAAAATTAAGAAAATGTCTGGTACAAAGACTGCTACTTTTAGAAATACAAACAAGAATAAGAATGTTAATCTCTCGGGTGCAGGCAATACATTCAAAGTTGGTCGTGCGACATGTACGGGCTATAGCAAAACAGAACTTCTTAGAGTTGCGGGTATCCTTAAAATCAAACTTGATTCCAAAGAGACTAAGGCGACTCTATGTAAAAAGATTGAAAAGGTACGTAACGCTATGACAGCCCCAAAACCAAAACCAAAGACACCACCTACTCGTAAAGAAGTGGCAAAGCAGAAAGAAGTGGCAAAGGTACAACAAGTCATTAAGAAGAGAGGTCTCAATGAAAACTCAATTCGTAGAGATCTTGTTAAATTGTATGGTACTCGGTGGATGAACCGTTACAAGAATGTGATGCCATCCCTTGATAATGATGTGAAAGCAGTCAAAGCAAAAATTAATCAATTGAACAAGGGAAATAAATTGGGTCTCCCATTCAAGAAGAATGTGAATGCTATTAAGAAAGACGCAGTTAGTAATTGGAAAATGGAGAGAAAACGAGAATTGGAAAAGAAGGTCATTAGAAATCAACTCAATGTCAATAATATTCCACGCAATTTGGTGACACAATATAGAAATGCGGCGACAAACTATATTATTACCAAAGCTCCAACATTGAAACAACTTCAAAATTATAAGAAGAATTGGTTAAATACTAGAAAAAACAAATCACCAAATCGGATTATGGCTAAGGCTAGAGTAGAAAAGATGTAAACTTAAGGATTAAATGCCCTGTATACACAGATATGGAATCAATTGAGCGACAACTAATTGAACGCCTTGAGATTGGCAAGAAGCGCTATGGTCACGGTATCATTGTCAACTCTGATACAAAGGAATGGGGAACACCCACAGACTCCTGGATTGATATGTGTATTGAGGAACTTTTAGACGCAGTATTCTATATTATCGCCGACTACATTAGGAAGGGTCGTGAAAGTGGAAGGTCAATTTGTGAACTTGAATTAGAATACAAAATCAACGATGATTTCGTGAACGCACCCGATCCAGTTAAATATTTATTGGAAACACATGATGAGGACGATAATGCGCTCATCATGTACATCGTTAGAAATTATAGTAAAATTGAGAGTCCAAAGCATAAGATGCTTGTGTGGAATCTTCTCAACATGTTACTCGTGTGTTCACAATTTTAGTTTAAAGTATAAGTCTTCAAACCCATACTACATATATCTGTGTCAGAATCTAGATCTTTATTATTGTATATTCTACAAAATGGTGAATGACCCTGAAAACTTGAACTATATATTAAACCCTCACAACTATAAGGATATCCATGACTATTGGTCCTACATAAATTCATACAATCGTCTAAATTAGACGCCGAAATAATATCCGAACCACCCCCCAAATCGTCACAAGTTTCGTTAAAATAACTACTTGGCGAAGGTGTTGGATC